TGATTGCCAGGGCACGGCAGGAGATCTACACCCTGGGCACGATGCCGGCCGGTGTGCTGATGCTGACCGGCGCCGTCGACGTCCAGGCCAACCGCCTGGAAATGATGGTGATGGGTTTTGGTGTCGGCATGGAGCGCTGGGTGGTGGATCACCAGGTCATCTGGGGCGATCCAGCCGACGAGCGCACCTGGTCCGTGCTGGACGAAAAACTCAAAACTCGCTACCGGCATCCTTGCGGTGTCGGCTTGGGCATTCTTGCCGTTGGCGTCGACTCCGGCGGTCACCACACCGATGAGGTTTATCAGTTCTGCCGCGTTCGTCGTTGGCGCAACGTCTTCGCCATTAAAGGCGCAAGTAAGCCGGGTAGGCCAGTCATCGCGCAGCGCCCGTCCCTGGTCGACGTGACCTGGAAAGGCCAGACCGAACGTAACGGTGCTGAGTTGTGGTTCGTCGGGACTGACACGGCCAAGGACTGGATCTACAACCGCTATCCGTTTCCGGACGGGCCAGGCTCTCTGCACTTCGCCAACGACTTACCGGACGAATTCTTTGCTCAGTGCGTCGCCGAACGCAAAGTCGTGCGTTACGTGCGCGGTCACAAGCGCATCGAGTGGGTCAAGGGTAAAGCCGAACGCAACGAAGCCCTCGATCTGATCGTGTACTGCTTGGCCATGGCCCATTACCTCGGCATCAACCGTTACCAGGAACACGACTGGGATCGAGTGCGTCAGGCGCTGGCGCAGTCCGGGTTGTTCGACGATGCACCGGCCAAGCCTGTCCAGGCCGAGCGTATTGAACAAGCCCAAATTGCCGAAACAGCGCCGCCGGCTGCTGTCCGGCAAGCCCAACTGGCACCGCCTACACCGCCTACACCGCCTACACCGGCTGCACCTCTCGCACCCACGCGACCTGCTGCATCGCCATCACCACGCCGCAGTTCTACCAGCGGTTATCTGAAGAGACGCTGATATGTCCTTTACCCAACAGCACCTCGACGTGATCGAGAAGGCCATCGCGCGCGGTGAAAAAACCGTTCGCTTTGGCGACCGCACCGTCGAGTACCGCACCATCAACGAGCTTCTGCAGGCGCGCGAAGAAATCCGCACCTCGCTGCTCAACGCTGCTGGGCCGCGCTCACGCGTGGTCCGGCTTTATCACGGAGGCAAAGGACTGTAATGGCTCGTTATCCGACGCTGACCCGTAACGGATTCTTGCTGCCGTCGAACATCAAGGCCAGTTACGAAGGCGCCGGGGAGGGCCGTCGTTCCGCTGGCTGGGATGCGCCCGACAATGGCTTGAACACCATCAACACGCCAGCGCTGCGCAATCTGCGTTCACGTTCGCGGGCCGCAGTGCGCAACGATCCGTATGCCTTCAACGTCATCGAAAAGCGCGTCAGTAACCTGATCGGCACCGGTATCAACCCCCGGCCGAAGACGGACGATGACGCGCTACGCAAGCGACTGCAGGAGCTGTGGGAAGACTGGGTCGATGAGTCGGACGCCGATGACCTGACCGACTTCTACGGTCAGCAGGCGCTCGCCGCGCGCACGGTCGAAACCTCGGGCGAATGCTTCATTCGGTTGCGACCACGCAGTCTGGACGATGGTCATGCGGTGCCGTTGCAATTGCAGTTGCTCGCACCGGAGTTCGTGCCGCACGACAAATTCGAAACCACCCGCGATGGCAACGTGATTCGCGCCGGCATTGAGTTCAACCCGGTCGGCAAGCGCGTGGCTTACTGGATGTACCGTTCGCACCCGGGCGATCCCTCGTCGTTGAATTCCGGCTACAACCAGCTGGTGCGCGTGCCAGCCACGCAAGTGCTGCACATCTTCGAGCCCCTGGAGCCCGGACAGTTGCGGGGCGTGCCGCGCTTGTCGCCGGTACTCAAGCGCCTGCGCAGCCTCGACAACTACGACGACGCGGTGCTGTTTCGCCAGGAGGTGGCCAACCTGTTCGCGGGTTTTATCACCCGCCCGCCGCCGGACTCCGGTCCCTTGCCGCGCGATCCTGTCACCGGTCAGCCGCTGGTGACCGACCGCGACGGCTTCACGCCAATGGTTGCGCTCGAGCCGGGCACCATGCAGGAACTCGGACCGGGCGAAGAGGTGGAGTTCTCCAAACCGCCGGACGCCGGCAATAACTACCCGGACTTCATGCGGCAGCAACTGATGGCCGCTGCGGCCGGTACCGGCACACCTTACGAGATTCTCACCGGCGACATGCGCGAGATCAACGACCGCGCGTTGCGCGTTGTGCTCAACGAGTTTCGCCGTCGGCTTGAGCAGCTCCAGTTCAGCGTTTACGTACATCAGCTGTGTCGGCCGGTCCGTGCTGCGTGGATGGACATGGCGGTGCTGTCCGGTGCGCTGGAGCTGGAGGATTACGCCCAGCGTCGACGCGAATATCTGCGCACCCGCTGGGTACCGCAGGGCTGGGCCTACATCCAGCCGGTGCAGGACGTACAGGCACGCACGATGGAGGTGAAGGCCGGTTTCGCCTCGCGCAGCGAGATGGTGCTGCGCACCGGCTACGACGCCGAAACGGTTGATGCGGAAAACGCCGCTGACCTCGCCCGGGCCGTTCGCCTGGGCCTCAACTACAACACCCTCGACGTCATCGAGTCGCTCGACGACAAGGAGCAATCATGAGCAAACAGGCGCGACCGCGCATTTACAATAAGGCCGGCGAGCGCGTGCAGGTCTCTGACAAGAGCTGGTATGCCATGCAGGCCAACGGCGACGCCGAGCAACGCACCATTGAAGTGTTCGTCTACGGCGAAATCGGTACCTGGGGCATTACCGCCAATCAGTTTGTCCAGGATCTGCGCGCCATGGACGACGGCGTGTCGCCGGTGGTCGCCGCCTTCAACAGTGTCGGCGGTGATCTGTTTGACGGACTGGCGATGCACAACGCGTTGTCGCGCTTGGGTGAGCGTTGCACTGGCCGGATCGATGCACTGGCCGCGAGCGCAGCCAGCGTTGCGGTGTGCGGGGCGCACCGTGTGGTGATTGCGTCCAACGCCATGTTGATGATCCACAACCCGTGGACCTACGCCGCCGGCGACGCCGAGAGCTTTCGCAAGGTCGCCGATGTGTTGGACCAGACTATGGAAGCCATCATCGCGGCTTACAAGGCCAAGGCTCCTGACATCGATGAGCCCGAGTTGCGCCGCCTGGTGGCGGCCGAGACCTGGTTGACGGCAAACGAAGCGGTGGCCTTGGGTCTGGCCGATGAGATCGGCGACGGCGTCAAAGTCAAAGCGTGTTTGGGGCAGGGCGCCGTGCTGCAGCGTTTCCAGCATGCACCGGCCGCGCTGCTGGCTCAACTGGATGAACCGACTGATCCGGAACCCGAACCCACACCGGACCCTGAGCCGCCGATCCCAGATGACCCGCCGGCGCCGGCGTCCAATGCTGCACAACTGGCGTTGCTGATCAGCCAGCGTTGCACGGCGGCGGGTATCAGCAACCTGATCGAGCCGCTGCTCGCTGTCACCAAGCTGGAAAGCGAAGCGGTGGTGCAGGCGTCGCTGACCCAGGCCAAAGCCATCAACGACTTGTGCGTTGCCGCGCGGTTACCGGAGTTCAGTGCCGAGTACGTTTCGGCGGGCCTGGATACCTCGACGGTGCGTGCCCGGCTCTTCGACAAACTGGTGGGCTGCGGCAAAGGCTTCGAGATCGATAACAGCCTTCCACTGGCCGATGACCTTCCGCCGAAAGTGCAGGCCAAGCAAATCGACCAGCCCTCGATCTGGTCCGCACGGCAAGCGGCGCAGACCGGCAAACGAACCTCACTTACTGGAGCTACTGCATGAACATTCAACGTGAACCGATGCACGCCGGCGAATTCCTCCTGTCCGAGGGCGCTGGCACCATTTCCCGCGAAGCAATCAACGTCGCCGCCGGCCCGGCGCTGGAGCCTGGTCAGATCCTGGGTCTGGTCACCGCCACCGGCGAATTCGCGCCGTATAACCCGACCGCTGAAGACGGCAGTGAGAACGCGCAGGCGATTCTCTTCGGCCCGCTGAGCACGTCCGACATTGTCCGTCGCGGGCGCGCCGTGGTGCGTCTGGCCGAGGTCAGCGAAGCACACCTGACCGGCCTGGATCTGGCCGCCGAGAAAGCGCTGGCCGCCCATAACGTGATCGTTCGCTAAGACGATCGCCATCAAATTTTCAGCCCGCCCTGTGCGGGTTTTTTGTTTTCTGGAGACTGCTTCATGGCTGACATTCAAATCTTCAACGACGAGGCGTTTTCGGTGTCCTCGTTGACCGCCGCCATCAACGAACAGGAATACGTACCCGGGCGCATTGGCAGCCTGGGTCTGTTCCAGGAGGAAGGCATTACCACCCTGACGGTGCAGATCGAGAAAGACGGCGACACCCTCGCCCTGGTACCGGCCGGTGAGCGCGGCACCTCCGGTCTGGTGGTGTCGGGCAGCAAACGCAACCTGATCCCGTTCAACACCGTGCATCTGCCTGAGCGCTTCACCATCAAGGCTGATGAGATCCAGGGTATTCGCGCCTTCGGTACGCGCTCCGAGCTGCAGTCGGTGCAGGACGTCGTCAACAAACGTCTGGCCAAGGCGCGCCGCCAACTGGACGTCACCCATGAATTCCAGCGGCTGGGCGCGCTGAACGGCAAGATCTACGACGCTGACGGCAAAACGGTATTGCTCGATCTTTATGACCGTTTCGGTGTGAAACGAAAAAGTTTGTCGATGGGCTTTGGTGGCTCGGACGAGGACTTTCGTATCAAGTGTGGTGATGCCCTGGATTTGCAGGAAGACGCTCTGGGGAGCGTTACCCGTAGTGGTTCGCGCGCATTCTGTGGCAAGAACTTCTGGAACGCCATGCTGAAACTTAAGGAGGTGAAAGACACCTACCTCAATACGCAGCAAGCGGCCTCGTTGCGCGGTGACGCGCGTGAAAGCTTCGATTACGGCGGCATCACCTGGGAGCGTTATCGCGGCAAGATCGCGGGCGTGACGTTCGTGCACGACGACAAGGCCCTGCTGATTCCCGAAGGTGTTCCGGATCTGTACATCTCGGTGTTTGCGCCGGCCGACTACATGGAAACGGTCAACACCGAAGGCGTGCCGTACTACAGCAAGATCGAACCCTTGCCGTTCAACAAGGGCATGGCCGGTGAGGCGCAGTCCAACCCACTGCACATGTGCACCCGGCCGCTGGCGCAGATCCTGTTGGAGATGTAGTCATGGGCATTCGCGAGCTGATGGCCGATGTCGACAGCGTCGTGTTCGAAACCTTGGGCGACCGTGCGCGGATCGAAGGGCGTAGTGAACCGGTGCTGGGCATGTTTTCGGCGCCCTGGTTACAACCGCGGATGGGTCGGATCAACACCGCCATTCGCGAGCCGCGCTTCGAGGTCCGTGTTGCTGACGCCGATGGTCTGAGCAAGGGGCTGCTGGTAAGCGTTGATGTACCGGACCTGGACGGTGGTGGGGACTACGACCTGCTGCAGCTTGAGCCCACCGGTGATGGCCTGGTCGCCTTGATCCTGAGGAAGCGACCGTGAGTGTCGGCAGCTACTTCAAGCCCTCGGCCGGCGGAGGGATGATTTCGCTGCAGACCTCGGCGGCAGATCTGAAAGCTTTTCAGGATTTCGCCGCCCTGGTGCCGAAAGCCGCTGCTGCTGCACAGCGGCGAGCCATCAACAAAACGTTGCGATGGCTCGCCACGCAAATTGCTCGCGCCGTTGGCCGACAGGAGCGTATTGCGGTTGCTGCTGTGCGGCAGCGGTTGCGAGCTTACCCGGTCAGCGGTGGTGCGAACAGCGGCAAGCTGTGGTTCGGCCTGAATGCCATAGAGGCCAGTCGCATCGGCCGGCCCCGGCAGAGTCGATCCGGTGTGTCGGTGGCCGGCCGGCGCTTTCAGGGGGCGTTTTTCAAAAAGGTCTATGGCAGCAGTGCGGACGTCTGGATCCGCACGGCCAGCAAGCATTTTGACGCCAGTGACTACCCCGACAGCGATGTCAGTGGGGCGGGCGGGGCCAGTTCGGGCTGGATCGCTGAACACGGCAGCCGCTTTCCGCTGGCGAAAGCCAAGGTGTCGCTGGAGCAGGCGCGGCCACACTTCGAAAGCTGGATCCGCAGGGCCGACGAACAGTTGCTGCACGTCCTG